AGAATATTCTTTCGAAAAACTTAATGATGTTGTGAGGTCTTGGGTTTACGCCAGTGAAAAATAAAATGAAAAAAATTGTTTCTGCAATTTTGTTGTCTTGTCTGGTCGCACCTGTATTTGCACAAGAATACACTCGTTGCTATCCTGTGCAAAAACGCATGATTGATTACTACGGCAGGGATGTCATTTATACTGAACGTGTCTGTGAAACTGTTCGGGATCCTGTAGTGATCTATCGTGAAGTACCTCGAGCAGAACCTCGTTATGATTCTGTTGATATTGCTGGTGCAATTGTATTTGGTGCAATCGTCGGTGCAATTATTCACAATAGCACATTCTCGCACCAACATGGATATCGTAGGTAAATGAATATTTTCTATCTAGATCCTGATCCGCAAGTTTGTGCCCAAATGCATCTTGATAAACACGTTGTCAAGATGATCATCGAATATGCTCAACTCATGTCAACGGCTCATCGAGTTCTTGATGGCGAAGAATATGTCGGTCTTACTGCAAATGGTCGAAGAATTAAACGGTGGCGTATCGATGGTCCTCTAGAAGATACTCTGATGAAAGCTTCGCACGTTAATCATCCAAGTGGTGTTTGGTGTCGCGCTAATCATGAGAATTATGTTTGGCTCTATCAGATGTGGTCCCATCTTTTGCGCGAATACACTCATCGCTATGGTAAACAACATTCGTGCGAAAGACTGATCAATGATCTTGCATCACCGCCAAAAAATATTCAGAAGTGTACGTTCTTCCCACCAACACCAGCGATGCCGACCGAAGTGAAAATTTTGTCTTCAAATCCAGTTGCTGGCAGAAAATACGATTCTCTTGCATCCTATAAAAATTACTATATAAACAATAAAGCACATTTTGCTAAATGGACTAAACGTGAAATGCCCATTTGGTTTTCTGAGGGTGTCGAGAATAATAATGCCAACGTATAAATTTTTGAATCAAGAGACTGGAGAAATTTTTGAGGACTTTCTCACAATCTCACGTAAGAATGAATTGATCGAAAAGAATCCCCATATCATTCACTACTTCGATGAAGCACCGGGTATTGTTTCTTCTTCTGGTGCGAATAAAGTCCCTGATGGTTTTAAGGAAGTATTGTCTAAGGTTGCAGAAGCACATCCCGAATCTGTTGTCGGCGATAGGTATCGAAGGAAATCTATCAAAGAAGTTCGAACTAAACAAATCGTAGACAATCACTACAAGAAATGGAAGAATAATTGAAAGTATTCAATCACGTAAAACTTCCAGAACTTGCTTTTGATCTAGTAGCGAAAACGACAGATACTGGCAGAAGGTACTTTACTCCAGAGGGTAATGCATATCCTTCAGTAACAACAATTCTTTCAGATTCTACAGATAAATCTTTTTTGATTGAATGGAGAAAAAGAATCGGCGAGGCTGAAGCAAATAAGATTACGAAAAAATCTTCAACCAGAGGAACGAAGCTACATTCTATTTGCGAAAAGTATTTGCTCAATGAAATGAATGAAATGAAGATTCGAACTTTGATGCCCGACATTAAAGATTTCTTTCTTCAGTTGAAACCGCATATTGACGAAAACGTTGACAATGTTTATGGTACTGAACAAGCACTATATTGTGACGTATTGAAAATTGCTGGACGAACAGATTGTATTGCTGAGTGGAATGGAAAACTTTCGATTATCGACTATAAGAATTCGATTCGATTGAAAGAAGAAAAGAACATTCAAAACTATTTTCTGCAATGTTCAGCGTATGCACAAATGTTCGAATATTTGACGAAAATTCCAATCGAACAAATTGTTGTTGCTATTGCGAATGAAGAAGGTGAGCCTCAAATTTTCATAAAAGAAACAAGTTTGTACGTGGATACTCTTAAGCAACTTATCCAAAAATATCATTCGAAATGATATATAGTGATATGATCGTATGAAGTTGATCGAAAGGTGTTCTGGACGGCGGTTCGATTCCGCCCAGGTCCACCAGAAGCATACTAAAGTGACGCTGGGGAAGAGTTATAGTCAGCGGTAAATAAATCTTCCAAGTATGCTTCTGATGGGCCTGACCTGGTTTCGACAGGGCAATAAGTAGAAAAATGGACGATTCGGCAATGCGAAAGCCGTTAGGATTGGGACTTCCCGGTCGTAGAAGCAAATCAAGTAAATGCAGCTAATGATAGCCGCTTCGCTCTAGCCGCTTAAACGGTTAAGACGAATGGGGATTTGCAGATTGTTCCTTATTAACCAAACAATCTGCCTTTTGATTGTTGGATGGTTTGCCTTTTTTGGCTATTGACATTTTTTCTATAGTTTCTTTAGAATATATGTTCTTTTTACCCTTGTTCCAAGGTTCGAAACCAGAAGGCCTACCATTTTTTAGATTGTAATATTTTTTACCGAATTCAGATTCTTTAATCATGCGAAGAAATCTAGCTTCTTCTTTTCTAGCAGACTTTCTATCATTAAAGATTTTGATTATTTTTCGTCTGAAGTCTTTAGGGCGATATTGTTGTTCACCGTTAAACCAGCGTGAGGATGATATATAACCATCAGAAATATCGCCTTCATGCACACCGACATAAAACATTTTTCGGCATTTATCGTGCCAAATATATAAAAAGTATTGCATTATTATCTCCCAAGATATATAATGTATTTAGTAAATGCGAACTTTTAACTTTGCATTTACTAGGGTTTCGATGGGTTTCCTCGTAACAGAATAACCCATCACTTTATATTATTGGACATTTCGTGAATTATAAAAACTTCGCAAAACTTTTAATCACTTTCACTCTGGTGTCTTGTGGTGGCGGTGAATCACCAACAAGTCAACCAACTATGCAACGTGATTTACAGATTATTGAAAAGGATGATTTTGGTCGTATAATCAAAACTAATTTTTCTACAGAAACTTTGTGTCCAGTTAAAGCAACTGCATTTTTTGTTTCAGGTCAATCGAACGCAGCAAACTACGCACAAAATATTGAAGAAGTCTCTGATAATGTTTTTTACTATTTTGGCGGTAAATGTTATGTTGCAAAATCTCCCCTCTTAGGTGCAACGACTGATTTAACTGGACACTACTTTAATCCATTTCAACAAGTTTTTGTTGATTACGCTAAAAGAACAGGCGAGAAAGTAATCATTTCAGTATTCGCTGTCGGCGGTTCAAGTATTACGAAATTTGGTAAAGATGGAATTTTTCATGAGTCGCTCGTTAAACAATATCGAGAATTTGATAGTCTATATCCAGTAAAGTATTTTTTGTGGCAGCAAGGTGAGACTGATAATATTGGAAGAATGAGTGTTGAAGAATATCGGAAATATTGGAATGAAATAGTAGCAGCATTACAGATTCAAAACAAATTTATTATGGCACGTTCCACATATTGTTCCAATTTGACTACATATGACAACCCGATTGGAAATTTTCAAGAACAATTTCGTGGACCGAATACAGATACATTAATTGATCCAGAATATCGTTACGATAATTGTCATTTCGATACTTTGGGTGTTAAACGATTATCGTTGTTGTGGAACGATAAATTGCAGTAGTGAGTTGAGTGTTCTCTAAAACACTATTTTGTTAACTAAGGAGATTATATGAAGAAGATTGTTATTGCTAGTATTCTTGCAGCAAGTGTTGGAGTAGCCTCTGCCGCTGAAGTTAGTGTTGGTGGTGTATATGATGGTAAAGCAGAACTTTATGGTACGCGAGTAACTATTTCTGCTGGTAGCATCGGTCAAGTCACTCCAAAAGTAAGTGTAACGAACATCAATGATCTTTATACTCGTTATGCAGTTGGTGCTGATCTTAATTTGATCGAAGTTGCATCTGTCAAACTTGGTGTGACCGCATCTGGTGTCTATCAAAATGGTTATAATGCTATTGACGGTTATGGTGTTGTTGCTGGTCTTAAAGCAACATATGATATCACCAAAAATATTTCTTTGACCGGTGGTGTCGAACGCTTTTATGGTCAAGAACGAATTAAAGGCTATAACGGAACTACCACTTCTGTTGCCGTTTCGTATAAGTTTTAATTCTTATCTGAAGTAAAATTGATGGGTGAAAACACCCATCAATTATTATAAATAGTAATACTGGATACACACACAAATCCAGTAAACACACAAACACACAGGAGAAAACTATGTCTAATATGACGCCTTTCGAAATTCGTCTTGAGCTTCTCAAAATGGCAAGAGATATGCTCAACGATGATTATTATGGAACCCGTGAAAAGATTACCAATCAATGGCAGGTCGATTGCGATACTGCTAAACTCAAAGGCGAAGATCCGCCAAAACATCCTGGTTTCCCACCATACCCCTCAGAATCTGAAGTCATTTCTAAAGCAAAGACTTTAAACGATTTCGTTTCTAATATCACCGTAGATACCAAGGTAACTAAAAAGTCTACTTGAAAGGACCGGGACAATCACTCAAGATTGTCCTCTAACAATTAAGGAGAAAAATAGTGAAAAAGCTATTAATTTGTCTAATTCTAGGCACTCTTTTCATATCATTTTCGTCTTCAAAGTCTAGCACAAGATATGAAATGCCACTCAAGGTCAACTACAATCAATTGAGGCCTGAAGTAAAGGCTGAGATTGAATGTTTGGCAAATAATATTTTCTTCGAGGCGGCGAATGAGCCGAAAAAAGGAAAGGAAGCAGTAGCATTTGTCACTTTGAATCGTGTCAATTCTGGATTATATCCACAATCAATTTGTGGAGTGGTCAAACAAAAAACTACTGGTGTTTGCCAATTTTCTTGGTACTGTCAAGAGAAAGAAAATCGGTTATCTTATAATAAGAACTTGACACGCGCACAAGAAATGGTGTACAATGAGATCAGAGATTTGGCGATTTATGTGTATGCAAATTATGAAAAGCTTACCGATCCAACAAAAGGTGCATTGTTCTATCATGCAGACTACGTTAGACCCAAATGGAGAAATGTTGTTCACACAACTACCATAGGTCGCCACATCTTTTATGTTAGAAAGGATATGATATGAATGAAGGTATAGTTAAATTTATTTGCGGATCAATTATTGCTTTGTCTTTCATTGCTGGTGTTTGTCTCTATTCAATCAATGATCGACAACTTATGGCAAAAAATATTGAAACTGCAATTTCTAAAGGGATTGATCCTCTTAGTGTAAGATGTTCTTATGCAGTTGGGTCAGACATTATTTGTGTTGCATATGCTGCATCGATGCAAGCACAACATACTCCATCAAATCATGGAAAAAAGTAAAGGGACTATAAATTATGGCAATCAAACAGATGAGCGTGAACGCAATTTCAAATCCAGTAGATCGAGAAAAACTTTTTAAAATTCTTAAAGAGTGTTCAGATTCTCTGACGCGAATTCAGGCTGAAAAAGATTTAATCAAAGAAACTGTAAAAGATATTTGCGAAGAACTTGAATTGCCCAAACGATTGGTGAATCGAATGGTCAAAGTTTATCATAAGCAAAATTATGATGAAGAAGTCGCAACGCATGAACAATTTGAAACTCTATACGAAACGGTGGTGAAATAATATGACAAAATATACTCTGATTAGTGAAGAAAAAGGTTCTAAGATCACTCACGAATTTGAAGCTAGTGATTTGAATTCTGTCTTGGATCAAATGGAAGTCTTTCTTCGTGCAAGTGGTTATTCTTGGCTTGGACAATTGACTTTCTCTGATGAAGAAATTCAATATAAATTCCAATATCCAGAAAACATGAATGACGAATCGGCATTTTATTCTTCGGCTATTGATGACTTTCTTATCCCAATTGAAGATCCTCCAGTCCAAGAAAAGAAGTTCGATGATAGGTGTTATTTGTGTGGCATCGAAAAAAGTATCATGAAAGAAAATGCTTGTTTTGATGTTAAGTGTCCCAAAGGTTCGTGGTAATGCCTACCAAAGAAGAACAGAAAAAGTTTGCTTTTGCAATAGATTCATTAGTAGCAAATACCGATTATAACTACATCGAAGCGATTCTTGAATATTGCAAGCAAACTGGGCTTGAAGTAGAAGTAGCAGCGACACTCATCAATAAATCCCTAAAGAAGAAAATTGAGAGTGAAGCTATGGAAAACAATTTGTTAAAGGTGAAAACAGCAAGACTTCCGATATGATTACTGGTTATGAATCTTTTTCGTTATATCAAGCATTAAAACTGCACTTTACAACGAAGTCATATGATTTTTTTAAGTATGGTGGGAAAAGTAAAATTTCTGTTGAAGCCTTCGAAAACAGAAAAGACAAATACTATTTCTACAAACTTTCCCGTAGACTGCAAACTAAAGAAGAATTGATAGATTTTTTAGTTGCCAATTTCGTGCATGATGAAAATTGTTGGGTTGGAAATCTACTTGATGAACAATCCGAAAGTGTATACAGACAAAGACAAAAAGTGATGCAAAGTCTGTCTTACACTTTCCAAAATGATTGTGAGAAGATTTTTCAAAATGTTTCCAATCCCAACGAAATTCTACAAAGTGATGATGGCGACTATCCAAAACTTTTGATCAATGCTCTGCAAAAAAATATTTCGATTGAAACTCTGTGCATACTGAATGATATTTTAAATTTCATTCCGATGTGGGATAAAAAGATTTCCGATACAATTCGTTGGCCAGATTACAAAAGAAAGATTCAAAAGTATTCACCATTTTTACAATACGACAAAACAAAATTTAAATTTTTATTGAAAAGAGTTGTTCATGAAAAAGTGGAAAATATATCTTGATCTAGATGGTGTACTTTGTGATTTTGAAAAGCGATATACAGAATTGTTTGACAGTACACCGAAAGAAGCAAGAGACAGAAAAGAATTCCATCCAAATTGGAAAACTTTTGTTAAAGAAAAAAATTTCGAAAAGTTGGATTGGTTTCCAGGTGGAAAAGAACTTTTGAAGTATGTTGAAAGCTTGAATGTTCCAATCGAAATTCTTTCATCGTCAGGTGGTGAAAAGTTTCATGGTGAAGTGACTGCACAAAAAATTCATTGGTTACGAAATCATGGAATTTCTTACAAGGCAAATATCGTTTCTGGTAGAAAGAAAAAGAAAGAATTTGCCGAACCGAATGCCATCTTAATTGATGATACCGAAGATGTTATTGATGATTTTAATAACGCTGGCGGCATCGGTATACTTCACAAAGATAGTGGCAAAACTATCGAAAAACTCAAAGCACTACTTGCAAGTAACTAAATACTGTGATATAATGTGTTTTGTGGACAAGCCGTTTTACATTAATTTATACTCCGTTATACGAAAGGAAATACTATGAGTAGCTTTGCAAACCTTAAACGAAACAAAAGTTCGTTTGAAAAACTCACTAAGGCTGTAGCAGCCACTTCCCAGTCTTCAGAAAACTCCCGAGAAGATAATCGCTTTTGGCAACCAGACGTTGACAAAGCAGGTAATGGTATGGCAGTCATTCGTTTTCTTCCCGCATCAGCAGCGGATGGTGATGATGCACTTCCTTGGGTTCGTGTGTTCTCGCACGGCTTTCAAGGTCCCGGTGGTTGGTTGATTGATAATTGTCTTACGACTCTCAATGAGAATTGTCCTGTTTGCGAACACAATTCTGTATTGTGGAATTCTGGAATCGAAGCGAACAAAGAAATTGTTCGTAAACAAAAACGCAAACTGAATTACGTTGCCAACATTCTCGTTATTTCTGATCCGAAACATCCTGAGAATGAAGGACAAGTTCGTTTGTACAAGTTCGGTAAAAAGATTTTTGATAAAATCACCGAAGCAATGAATCCTGAATTCGATGATGAGAAGCCCGTGAATCCTTTTGACTTCTGGGAAGGTGCTAACTTCAAACTCAAGATTCGTAATCTTGAAGGTTATCGAAACTATGATAAGTCCGAGTTCGAATCGCCCGAAGCACTTTTTGACGGTGACGATGAGAAGCTTGAAGCATTGTGGAAAAAAGAACACTCGTTAAAAGAGTTTACTGATCGCAAGAACTTCAAGTCACATGATCAACTTAAATCTCGCTTAGATAAAGTTCTTGGTTTTGAGGGTACTGTAGCCCCGGTGAAATCAAAGGCGAATGATGAGGTTGTTTCGAAGTTCGATGATAATCAAATTCTAGAAAAGAAATCGTCTATTGCTGACGATGAAGACCTAGATTATTTCAAGTCTCTCGCTGAATCTGATTAATCAGATATACTTCAAGAAACCCTGCTTCGGCAGGGTTTTTTATTATGAAGCTCTGGATGCTAAAGCAGCACCAGTATCTCTGGGTCTTGAAGTGCTGGACGGTGGCGTATTTTGAGTAACCATTGTATTATTTGTTGTTGGTGCGTTTATTACATTTGGTGTTGATGGTTTCTGTTGTTGTCTTTGACCAGCAGCAACATCACTAGATGCCTTTGATACTTCAGAACCAGAACTACTTGATGATGGTGCTGGAGTTGGTTTAATTGTCTCTTTCTTTCCAGTATCAACTTCTGCTGCACCACCATCTTTTGTCGGTACGGGTATCGGTTGACCTGGATTTACAGGATTGTCTGGTGTGGGTGCTGTTCCCGATAACTGAATGTGCCAATCTTCTCCACGAACATTTCTTATCAAACCAAATTTTTCTAACCAACCAGTAGAATTATCTCGAGGACCAGCAAGTACATTTATACCCATCGGTCCTTTTGAACTAATGTCGATTGCTAATCCTGCCATGTGGGAGCTTCTTCTGCCATTACCTAAAGGAGGATATGGTTCTGCAACAACAGGTGCATTAAGTCTTCCAGCCTTCCAATCATCATATAGTTGCTTTTGCTTTTCGTTACTTCTAAAACCAGAAGTGACTATGAGTTTTTTTCCTGTCTGCTCCTTAAATGCTACTGCCATAGCTGTTACACGTTTCATCAATTCAGGATTAACATTATCGAGATCAACTCCAGATTGAACTTGTGTTACACTTGATAATGATGGTAGTGCACCGCCACCGGCTGGACCGCCACTTGGAGCAGGTGTTGGAGTTGGTGCCGGAGTTGGTGTTGGTTTTGGTGTTGGCGCAGGTGCGGGTGCTGGAGTTGTTGTTACGACTCCGCCATAACCAGTTGATAAAGGCACTCCAGCGCCAGTTTGTACAGGAGTACCCGCTTCGGCAGTCTGAGTCTTTCCTGAAGATGAATCTTCTGCCAACTGTTTAAATTCAGAAGCTTTTCTAAGTTGTTCGTGTAAGTGTGCACCTTTCTTTTCAAAATCTTCTTCTTTGTGACCTAGACCAGCAACAGTTCTTAAAGTATATTTGAGTGCAGTATCAAAATCTGTAAAACTGTTCATGTCTTTAAGGGCTTTTTCTTTACCCTTTCTAGTGAAAAATATATAACCAGCAGCCGCAGCAACAGCAGTTTTGAAATCTTGAGATACAATATCTGGATTAGACTCTAAATCCATTCCAACTTCTTTACCAACACCTCGATAAACTGCTCTTCCTGTTATACCAATAAGTCCTCTACCTCTATACAGGAATCCATCGCCGGCTTTTTCATTTGTAGATAATCCCCCATATACAGAATCAAAAAATGCTTCATCACCTTGCGACCATATTTTTTCTAAAGTTGCAGGTTGTGCGCCAGTTTCCTTTTCGCCCAATCTTTTTGCTGCCCATCCGCCAGGCTTCAATTGAGGGAAAACTTTCCAAATATATTCAATACCTCTAGATTTCAATGTATTGAGATATGCTTGTGCGCCAGATTCTTTTGCTTGCGGATTCAATCCAGATTCTTTTGCTGATGTTGCAACAAGAGCCTGTATTGCGAATTTATTTGTTATACCATATTTTGGAAGTTCATTTGCAAAATCTGCGGCTTTACCAGACAAACCAGCAGACGCATCTTTTCCACCCTTCTTTGCTGGTGTTGGTGTAATTGTTGGTGCGGCTTCTGATCCAGTCGCTCCACCACTTCCCGGTGCTGCTGACGGCGCTCCTGGTGCTTTTTCTGTTTTTGCTGGTGCACCAGTTGTCGTTGGTGTTGGTGCAGTCGTAGGTGCAGTCGTGGGCTGTTCTTGTTTTGTGGGTGCAGGAGCTGCCGCAGGTGCTGTTGTTGGTGCTGTTGGTTGTTCTTTAGCTTGTGTAGCCTCTGCCTCAGATTTTTGTCTACGTTCTTGTTGCCTACGATTTTTTGCTTCAAGTTCTCTTTGACGAGCAGTATTTGCAGCATCACGTTCTTCTTGTTCAGCTTTTTCTTTTTCTTTGCCTGTAGTAGTTGCAACTTTTTCCGCAGCTTGTTTCTGTCTCTCTCTAGCAGATTTTGCTTCTTCTTCGACTTGTTTTTCTGTTCGTGTATCAGCAGCAGCGGGTCTTTTTGCTTCCTCTGGTGGAATGATTCCCAACGCTCTTTTTATAAAATTAAGAACAGAATCTGGAATAAGTTTTTGTACCCCAGGTATCAACAATACTTTTTCTACGACACTTTTCAATTTACTCTTAATGTCGTCAATAACATTCAAAAATTTATCAAAAGTATTTTTTATGAATGATAAAGCGGGTTCGAAAAATTCTTTTATTTTCTCAAACTTTTCAACGACCCATTTACCAAAATCGCCAAAAAATTCACTAACACGTTCTATCATTTTTGTGACTAAATCTTTCACCTTGTCGATGATTGGCTGAACGACTTCATTAAACCAATCTTTGATTGATTGAACAAAATCACCGAACATTTCTTTTACAGTTTCCCACAAACTGCTCGCCCATTCAGTCAATGTTTCTTTGAACGTTTCATATATAAATGCGAGAATACCTGCTATGGCAAAATACTTTAGAAAAGATTTTAATATATTTGCTGGCGAAAATTGTTTCTTAATATCACCAGGTTTTTTGCCAAATAATTTTTTACCAATCTTCATCTTATCGAAGAATGATTTTTTCTTTTCTTGAGGCTTTACTTGTGTTGGCGCTTTTTCTTTTTGTTTCTCTGCTTTTATTTCTTCTTTTCTAGTTTTTGCAAGTTCTTCTCTCTGCTTCTCAGTTCTAAACTGGTCGTCAGCACTTGTTTTAATTTCACCACCCATCAACTTCACTAACTTCTGAACATTTTGACGAGCGACATTTAAATCTCTCGCCATCATATCGAAACTTAAAGAATTTTCTGCGATTATTTTTAAATTGATGCTGGAATTATCTTGAACAAGACTGTCTTCTTTTTTAGAAAGAAGAACCTTGTCTTTAATCAGAGATGTTAATTTATCTGGAAGTTTTGCCATGTTAGGTATACGCTAACCTTCTAATTAATTCTGTATCATAAACATCATCTGTTTTTGGCTTTGGCGGTTGACTCATCGATCCTGAATTATTATTTGTTGTTGGTGCATTCACTACAGATCCTTCATCTGCTGCGGATTCCATTCTTTGTTGTTCTGCAACTTCAGCAGATGTTTTTGAAATCATTGCTCCCGTGGTGGCGCTTGATGCAGGTGTTTCCGTCGCTTCTGTAGGTTTAATTTCACTTGCTGAGGATTCTGGCGCGGCAGGTTCTACGGATGGACTTGCAGATGCTCCGCCACCACCAGATCCACTTGCAGCAGATTCTGATGATGCGCCTCCGCCGTCACTACTACCTCCACCCCCACCAGAACCACCGGCGCCTGCGCCAGGTGTACCGCCTGCGCCAGCAGCACCAACTTCTGATGGACTTGTTGCAGATGATGGTGCTGCTGAAGGGGTCTCTGCGCCTCCGGCACCGCCACCGCCAGCTGAGATTGATGGCGCTGAGGATTTACTTTCTTCACTAGAAGCTTCTGTTGGTGCTGCTATTTTTGCCGCTGATGGTGCTGGAGCACTAACAGAAGCTGTTTTTGCTCCTTCTCCAGAACCTTCTTCTATATTCTTTAGTAGAGCTTCTCTTTCCGCTTTGTGTTTTTCTTTAAGGGCTTTGATTTCGTCAAGATTTGATATCTCTGCTTCTTGAAGACCTTCTTCACCCTTCTTCACACGCCGTCTAACTTTACCATCTTTCTTAGCTTTTTCTACCACAGACTCATATTCGTCTTCGTAGTCTTTATCTAATTTTTCTAATTGTTGTTTTAAATCAGCTTTACCTTTAACGCCTTTACCCGTTGCAGACTTATCTTCTACTGCTTCGCCTTTTTCATTCACAACAAGACGCGGTTGATCTTTAGGCTCTTCGACTTTTGCCATTTCGCCAGTTGCGAATTTCTCACCTTCAATTTGCGTAGGTTTTTTAGCTTCAGCGCCAGGCTCTTCATTCATTCCCGAACGCAATCTCAATTCTTCAATGTACGCCTTTTTTCCTTGAATTTTACTCTTATACTTCGCATCAATATCTTTAAGTTCTTCTGGATATTTCGGCGAACTTGGATCCGTAGAAAAGTCAACACCATCTCGTTTGAGAATGTCTATCATTCGTCCTTTTTCATCGTTCCAATCTTTTTCCAAAAGTTTTATCGATCCTTCTGCCGCCTTTATATTCTCAGAATAGATTCTTCTATCATGTTCAGAGAGTGTTGGTTTCTTTTCTTTTGAAGGTTCGACAACTTTTGTTGGTGCTTGTGCAGACGGAGTTTCTGTTGTCGCTGGCGCTGGAGTGGGCGTAGGAGTTGGTGGTGTTGCTGCTGGCTCTGTCTTTGCAGCAGTCGATGGTGTCGCTTCAGTTGATGCTGGCGTACCTGCAGGTACTGTTGCAGCGGGTGCTGTTGTAGTGGGTGCTGCTCCCCCAGATTCTTTTGCAGGAGCATTTTCAAAACTGCCAGATGCACCCGCACCACCAAATGATCCTCCACCACCTTTTGGGGGTGGAGGAGTTACATCAGCAGCTTTTGCAGGAACATTATCTTCGACTTTTACTTGACCGCCAAAAAGTTTAACGAAGAAATTTTTTATACCAGTAAAAATTCCAGATATTGTTTCTATAACTGGCTTTAAAAAATCTGAAACAGATTCATATAAATTTCTTACAGTTTCTTCACCAAAAATTCCAAATGTTAAAAAGTTTAACATTCCCCCAAGACCAGCAAATATCGCATCACTAAAACTACCAGTCTCTTGATATTTTTTGAAGCCGTCAACTATCCCACTAAAAATTGTTCCAATAATTGCTGCTGGTAAAAATATCTTAGAAAATAACTTCAGTAGTCTTTTTGGACTTAAAATAAATTTAATTGCACTCATGAATCCCCGAGCGAACAAACTTATAATTGTTCCAAGAAAACTATCAGGTTCTTCTTTTGCTTTTTTTTCTTCTGGTGCGCCCGCCGCTGCTGCGGTTGGTGTTTTTTGTCTAGAAGCTTCTAGTTCGGCTTCTCTCTTGTCCTGTTCTGCAAAATAATCAACATCTTCTTTACGAACTCTTTCAACTTTACTTTCAAGTCTTTTGCGATTCTCGCTTTCTGTTCTGTAATGAATGTCTGCTTTCGATGCGGGTCCTTTACCCTTTTTCTTATCATCCCAGAGTTTAACAAGTTCTTGTAGATTTTGTCTCAGTACGTTTACATCTCTTGCCATGGTTTGAATACCCATGGTATTTTCTGCAATTATTTGTAAATATTCTGACGATTCTTTCGAAAAACCTTGAGTTGCTCCTTGCTGTATCTCTTTCGAAAAATTAGGGGATTTATCACCGCCAGCAGAAACGCCCTTCAATCCTTCAGTATCGTCTAATCCTTTTCTTTCACTTTTTGCTAAACGACCTCTAGCATATGCAGAAAAAATATCATCACCTTTAAAGAACTCTTTGAATACTTTTTTTCCGAAACTTTTAACGCCTTTTTTCGAAAATGTTTCTCCGATGCTTTTTATTTTCTCTTTACCAGCACCACTAAAAGCTTCAATAAAACCAGCACCAGATTCCAAACGACCTTTGACACCGCCACCACCAATTCTTTGAATATCTGTGACTTCAAGACCTCGCTCTTTTGCGAGAGCGAGGACTATATCTCTGACTGATGCTTTTTTCTTTGCCATTATCGCCTTCTAGTAGCTCTTTGCAGTTCTATTCTTTCTTTTTCTTCTTTCAAATAATTCACTAAAAGACCAACATAAATGTTTCTTTCCCATGGCAACATAGTTTCCAACTCAGACAAACTATACTTGTGATGCTGCATCAAAGCAAAATTTGTCTCATAATAATTTTTCAATGTATCATAACGAAATATTAGACGAAAAAATTTTGTAAACCTTTCAGTACAATATCTTCTTCGTAACCACACTTACCACATTTGAAATGAACGTCTTTTTTAATCTCTGGAATTGTTTCAAAAAACACTTCGAATTTTTCAACATCTTTTTGTTGAAGATTGTCGATGAATTCAACCAACTCATCTCTCGTAGAATCTTTAGCGTAGTAAATGTTTTCTTTATCGTAAATGTAATCAATACAATCGACAAGAACACTCAACATCACTTCATTCTCAGATAAGTTTTCGTATTTTTGTACCATCTCAAATGTAGGATACTTGAAGCAAATTCCAAGATTGTCCGTGATTTGAATTTTATTCGTGTGATTTGGATTTTTAGTTGGTTTAATTTCCAAAAGATTCAACTTGATCTCAACTTCTCCACCACAACGTTTCTCTTCACCGTTCTCATCTTTAACAAGATTATTACATTTGTATTTCAAATCGACAATTTCTTCGACTGATCTTGCGCGAAGATTCATGAATAGGAATTCAAGATCGAATGTTGGTAAAGAATCAACATCGATGTCATCAAGAATACAATTTTTCAAAACTTGTCGAATTGTTCTAACGACTTCATTCGCATCATCCGATTCTGAAGCCATGAGAAACAGTTTTTGTTCCTTGACTAGAAATGGACGAAAACGAATAGGTTTTCCAGATGAAACAAGATTTACTTCATAAGTGGGTACATCTAATTTTGGTAGTGCCATAATAACCTCGCTTTAATAATTTTTTAACCAAAAGGCAGTAGTCTTGATGCAGCAGATCCGAAAAGTGCCGTTGCAGCAGCACCGAGATCATATTTGCCATCGTAAATTGTACGATATTTTTGATACGCAAATTGAATCGAAAGACGATGAAATCCATCTTCAGACCAACTCAGAGATTGTGGTGCAACACCGATCGGAAATGCATCCATTAATTCTACGGCATAAATTTGTTTGATGAAATCATCATATTGAATGATTTTGATGTTTGTCATGTATCTCGTCACGTTTCCTTTAGGAAATCTCATGTTGTTCGTGTCTGATGGTTGAATCGCTTCCATCCAACGATCAAATAATTTTCTTTCATAAAAGTCATTCGTACAAACAAAGGTTAATGTTGTATCAGCGTACATTGTTTGATATGGAACTTTAAATGTCGGTCCATAAATTTTAACATCGGCAGTTTGTAATGTCTTGCCTGGCAATTCTGCGGTTTCACATTGTAATGCCAAATATCTTGTCAACTGTGTATTTGATGATTTTGAAAATTCATCACTCTTATCAGTCGGCGTATTGAATGCTCTAGAAATCGCGCCATTGACAGCATCACTCACATCATTGAAAATAGAATTCGGTAAGTTTAATATTTTTTCAATGACCGAGTTTCCAACAAAACGACTGATGTATGGTGGAATTGGTAATACAACTTCAAATCTCGACGGCTTCGCAAGTCCATCTTTTCCGCGAACGTGCGATAAGAATAAATTTGGAGAAAATGACATTTAAATTTTTTTCCTTGAGTCTGAATAAACTTTACTTTGATCGGCACCAACAAAACTCGAAACAGGAAGCAATGCTGCAATATCCCACTCGTCAGCAGATATTTCTAAAAATCTGGATTCTACATGACTAAACAAATATCGTTTAATACATGGTGTTGCTTCGAATAATTTAGATGCGCTTTTTAAAGTATCGTAACTCATCCTTATTTTTGTAGTTTTATCATACTTGTCATTATTTGCAAATTCACTCAATTTATCTAAAAGAATAATTCGTTGCTTTGGGTGAATGTAATGCAAGTTCAACCCTAATATGCCGTCTGAGTATTGTTCTATTGGTAAAACCAATGGAAACCTATCGTAGTATGGCAACGAACTCTTCAGTTTAGGGTCATAGTAGAAAAAATACATACGACCCAAAATAGACTTATCCCTCAAACGATTTCGATCATTTAAAAGTGCTTGCGGACTGGGATTCAGTTCTTTAACTTTGGCACGTAACCAATCTCGCGCCCTATTGGTACCGAGTGTTAATCCTTCTTTCGCAAGCGATTGTTTTATACGATCTATTAAATAAGCCATGTTGTATTTATCTTAAGTTTTTAAGGTAATTTTGAAAATTTACCGCCAATTTTCTGAATTTTGATTATAAGTATCTGTGTTGGGTTTTAAAGAGAATATTTAATACTAGATGATTCCTAAGTCTTTCTCTGTAAGGACTTTGAATTCCCAACCATTATCTTTACAGAATTCTGTCGCTGCCTTCCACTTAGACTGATTGATTACATAAGTTACCGATTCGTTTATAAACTTCTGAGTTTTTCTTTTGCGAACAGGTTCTTTCGTCTGATATTCTGGTTTTATCTCAATTACGTAAGTCATCACTTTATCGTCTTTTTTTCTGACTTTTACAATAAAATCTGGAAAGTATCGATGAATTTTATTGTCGATTGGATTGTAGTATCGAATCGCAAGTTCTTCAGATGACCACCAAACTACGTTTTCTGACAAGTCTAACCACTTCATTACTCTTTGTTCCCACGTAGACCGCCAGATGATGTTATTTGCATCACCATTATATTTTGATGGATTTTTTGGTATAAAACGACCTTTGTATGACATAAATACTATTTATTTCGCTAAGGAAAACCATGTCACTATTCGGCTTCGGGGACATTAAATTCAACAAAACCAACAGTCCAACGAGTGGTCCTTTGAGGGCTTTAGAAGGTACTGCGTTTGACGTTCGTTCGCTTCGATATCCTGCAGATATTGGAAGTTATGATAAAGGGCACTACATGGTGTTCTATATCCGCGAACAGAAAAAATCAAGTTATGCCAAGAACGACAATGTAAGTGATGACGTTATCAATGCAAGTAAAGTGAGTGGTGCGACTCAATTTCAAAATGTACCTCTTGTTGGAAATGCCGCTACAAATTTTGGTTCTGATCTGTTAGGTAAACTGAATAGTGGATTGGGCGCAGTCAATTCAGCAACTGGTGGCGCGTTATCTGGTATTACAAGCGCCGTGAGTAAGGCTGCTGGTGGTGTTGTTGGGAGTGTTAACAGTCTTTTCGGTCAAGCAGCATCGATTGTGACTGGTGACGCAGCACAAACACAAAGCGTTCTTTCGACAAACATTGCATCAATTAAAAATTCAAGTTTTATTAAAACTACACAATTGACGAAAGACGCAATCGCTCTTTATATGCCAGACACATTGCAATTTAGTTATAAACAGACATACGATCAGTTAACACCTGGAACTGAACTTGCGGGACAAGCGGCTGCCGCAGGAAGAACTATTATGGACGCATATTCGAAAGAAGGCGGATCTGGTGCTCTTTCAACTGCATATAAAGCGGGTGAAAGTGTTCTCAAAAAGAAAGTTGGTGAGACTGCTGGAAATTTGCTTGGAAGTCCACAATCTGGACAAATTGCTGGTTATTTGCTCTCAAACAGAGTTACAAATCCATTACTAGAATTAATTTATAAGTCTCCAAATTTCAGAACATTTCAATTCGATTTTATGTTTTATCCACGCGATGAAAAAGAGGCATTAGAAGTTCAGCAAATTGTTGAGCGTTTTCGTTTTCATCAGGCACCCGAATTTGCTAAAGAGACTAGTGGATTTCTAATTCCACCATCAGAATTTGATATTCGTTTCTATTATGGGGGTGAACAAAATCCAAATATTCCAAAAATTGGTACTTGCGTACTAACTGATATTGATTTAGACTACGCACCTAACGGTTGGTCTGCTTATGAAATTCCTGGCGAAAGTCAACCACAGTTAGGTCGAACTGGTATGCCAGTTGCGATGAAAATGACACTTCAATTCCAAGAAGTTGTATATCTAACAAAAGCAGACTTCAGAGATGCTTCGTCTGTCGATGGCGGCGGCACATTTAATGGTGTAACTTAATAAGGTCGTATGATGGCAAAGTATTTTAAGTATTTTCCAAAAACTTATTATGATGTTGATACTGATAAAAACAATCTTGAAGTTGTCACGAATATCATTTCACGATTCACTTTTGAATCCAAGATAAAAGAAAACGCCGCAGCATTTTATCAGTATGAAGTAAAAGATTCTGACACGCCAGAAATTATTGCGACTAAATTTTATGATGATCCGGAAAGACATTGGATTATATTAGCATTTAATAATGTTATTGATCCTCAATGGGACTGGCCATTAGATTATAGATCGTTCTATGAGTATGTGAAAAGCAAATATCAAGATGAAGCAAATACTGCAAATGAAGAAGCAAACGCGACGATTTTTTTAAGCGGATACGATTGGGCAAAAAGTGCGAATAACATTCATTCATATTATAAAATTATTACCGTAACCAATAATAAAGACAATGATGTTTATTCGAATGAATTGGAAGTTGATTCTAACACATATATTGGAATTGCAAGCACAACGATTTCATATACACTAAACAACTCTGTGATTATAACAGAGACAGTAACTAAGAAGACAAAGACTTATCTGGAATATGAAGAAGAAGTGAATGAAGCAAAAAGAAAGATAAATCTTCTAAAACCAGAGTTTGTTCCAGCAGTTGAAAAAGAATTTAAGAAAGTGATTAAGTAAATGACGATTTCTGTAAAAGATTCCCAACAGTTTAAAATAAATGAACTTGTTGTCGTTACTAAAAATGGTGACATAGACATTTCTGCGATTTACGAAGAAATTAGCATTTACGATTCGTTATTTGTACCCGTGATGAGCGGTAAAATTCTCATCAAAGACTCGATCGGATTATCAAGTAAATTATTATTCGACGGCTCTGAAGCATTGTTGATGGATATCGTAAAAGATCCGGAAGCAAGTCAACCTTTCAATTTCAAAAAAGCATTTAGAATTTATAAGCAGTCTGAAAGATCGGACAATACGATGAGTAGTGAGACGTATATTTTGAGTTTTGTTTCTGATGAATTAATTTTCTCAGATCAACAAAGAATCAATCAAGCATATGAGATGAACTACACAAACATGGTGAAAAATATTCTTGCGAATTATTTGAAAGTGCCAGAAAACCAATTGGGTGGTATTTACGATGAAACTGTTGGAATCAGAAAAGTAGTTATACCGAATCTAAGACCACTTGAAGCAATTGATTGGTGTGCGAAAAGATCGGTTGATGAAAGACAAGCACCATGTTTTATGTTTTATCAAAATTTAACAGGTTATAACTTTGCATCTCTTTCAAAACTTTTAGTAAAGCCAATCGTTCTCGACATTAAGTTTGAACCTAAAAATACAGGTGATGTTGATGCTTTGGACGAAATTAGTTCTGCTAGAAGTTTAGAAGTTGTAGCTCAGACAGATGCTATTGACAAAACAAGATCAGGCGTAACTTCTGGTAAATTCATTGGTTTTGATCCGATGATGAGAATGATTGCAGACAAAAAGATAAGTTATGATGATC